GGTTCGGGCTCGGTCGGCGCAGGGTCGGGCGCGGGCGGGGTTTCGGTGACGGTCATGGTCGGCCTTTCGGGACGTTGGGCGGTGACAGCAGAAACGCGGGCGGCGTCAAAGGCCGGCTCGGACAGCAAGGCCACGTGGCGGCCGCGCGCCGCGGTGACCCACAGGCCTCCGTCGGTGTCGTCGGAGGTGACCACGTCGGCGGCCACCGACAGGCCGTCGCGCAGGTCGCCGGCCTCGGCCAGTATCTGGTCGCCCCGGTCGCCGGCCGGTACCCGCCAGGTGGCCTCCAGGCCGGCCTCGGTGTCGGAGCTGGCCACATAGACGGCGACGGGCTGGGCCGGGTCGTGGTCGAGGACCAGCTTCGAGCGTTCGCCCAACGTCAGGCTGCCCCGGGCGAAGGCCACGGTCTGGCCGGTCGACACCTGGGCGTAGCTGCCCCACGGGACGACCATGCCGGTGATGGTGCGCCGGGCCCGGTCGGCGGCCAGGCGGGACGACGGGGCGGCGGTGCGGATTTCCACGGTTCAGACTCCTGCGGTGGCGGCCGGCGCGGGCTGCGGCGGGGGCGGGGCGATAGCGGGCGGCGCCGGCGGGACCGGCGGGGCCGGGGTGTCGGGCATCGAAAAGTCGAGGTCCAGCACCTTGCCCAGCTGGTTGACCAGGGCCGGGGCGGCGTCACCTTTGATGGCCGCCACCATGATCTGGACCCGCTCGAGCAGCGGCAGCCGGGTGAATTCGTCGCGGTCGAATTCCAGGTACTGGCCGCGCGGGGTGACGTCGTTGGCGGACAGGCGGCCTTCGATGGCCTGCAGGTAGGGGTCCAGCACGTCGTCGAGGAAGGCGGCCCGATAGTCCTGCTGGTTGGTGTACACGTAGCTCGAGGAGGAGCCCATGGCCGCCGAGACCAGCACCGGGTTGACGCCGGCCATGCGGGCCAGCTGGGTGGCCATGTACTGGCGGGCCTCCACCATCTGCTGGTCGGCGGCCGACCAGCCCAGCGTGCGGGCCTCCAGGTTCTGCGGGGTGTAGGCGGTGGCGCCGAGCTGGCGGGCCGCCTTCCAGTCCGCCACCAGGGCGGCCGCGGCGTCGGGGCTGATCGGCTCGCCGCCGGTCTGGTGCAAGTCGATGTTCGGCAACGGCTCCGCCGCGGCGGTGGCCGACCCGGTCTCCAGGTTGGCGGCCGCCAGGATCGTCGCCCCCCCGTAGTTACAGATGCCTTCGTGGTGGCCGTCGATGGCGATGACGTCCTCGGGGGGTATCTCCTGGTTCATGTAGAACACCGGCGGGTAACCGCTGAAGGTGCCCCAGGCCAGGGCGTCGGGGTCGTAGCGGAGCTGGCCGGGCAGCACCCGCCGGAAGGCCACCGGAAACCCCGACGCGTCCCGGGCGAGGACCACCAGGGTGGAGCGGCCCAGGAAAAACAGGTCATCGATGACCCACGACCAGAACAGGCTCGGGCTGATGGTCGGGGCCGGGTCGGGGTTCTGGCACCAGCCGGCGTCGAGCTTGACCGGGTCGCCGTCAGGTTGCTGGCGGTACCGCTCGAGGGGCATGGAGGCCACCCCGCCGGCCAGCTGGGCCCGAATGTAGGCCAGGGTAGGGACGGCCATGGCCTGGGTGCGGGTGGCGCCGAGGGCGTTCAGCCAGGCCCACGGGTCGGAGCTGCCGTTGCCGGCCGCCACGTGCGCCGCCGGCCCGCCCGGCCCGGCCGCCGCCTCGAGTTCGGACAGGCGGGCCTCGAGACGGCGGGCGCGGGAACCGAACATGGCTGTGCGCCACAGTGATGTAACTCTCAGCGGGGCGCAACGGTCACGAACGGCGCCGGCGGGATCGGCCGGGTGCGGGCGGCCCAGGCGGCCAGGGTGACGGCCACCAGCGGGCTGATGTCGACGTCGGAGTGGCGGCGGGACCAGGCCCAGCCGTCGCCGAGAATTCTGCGGCCAGCGGCGGCCATGGTGTCGTCGAGCACGGCCTGGGCCCGGTGGCCGATCGAGCGGGCCGCCACCTGGTCGACGAGGTCGGCGCAGGCCCGGGCCATCTGGGCGGCGCCGGTTTGGAGCACGTCGACGCCGGCGGCCTCGAGGCGGTCGGCGATGGTGCCGGCGGCCAGGGAGTCGGCGACGATGAGGGCGGCCGGGTGGGTTTTGTGCCAGGCCCGGATGTCGGCCTCGAGCCAGGCCGCCCCCCGCCGGTAGGCCAGTATCTCCACTATGGTCCGGCCGTCGCCGGCCAGCCCCACGGTCGCCAGGCACGCGTTGGCCCGGTCGGCGGAAACGTCGAAGGCCAACGCGGCGGGGCTGGCCGGCGCGTCGAGGTCGGCCAGGCCGGCCCAGGCGTCGAGGTCGAGGGCCTGGCCGAGCTGTCTCGGTCTCGGCCACACGTTGAGGACCGACCGCTCGAAGGCGGCGATATCGGAGGCCCGCTCGAGGTCGGCGGCCAGGGCGGCCTCGCGGATGGTGTCGCCCAGCGCCGGGTGGGCGGTCCACCAGGTGGCCGGGCGGCGCGGGTCATAATCTGGGGCGGTCGCGTCCGCGCCCCACTCGAACAGGGCGAGGCCGGGCCGGCCGGCGGCGGTCGCCTCTTCAGCCCGTTCCAGCCACCCGTCGAACCAGGTGGAGGCGAGCGTCCCGCCGGCGGACACAATCCAGGTTTGGGCGCCGGGCCGGGTCAGCTGGGCCGGAAAGACGGCCAGCTCGATGCCGCGGCCGGCGTCGGCGTCGTGGGCCCAGGCCTCGTCGATGATGGCCAGGTCGACGTTGGTGCCATGAAGAGCCGACTCCACCGGGGCGAAACAGGTGGCCGAGGCGGCCCGGTCGACCAGCTCGAAGGATTCGCCGCCGGCCCGCAGCGAGACTTTCAGGTGGCGGGCCAGCCCGCTCGAGCGCAGGATCGGCAGCCACTCCCGGCGGAAGGTGCGGCCGGCGTCGCCGCCGGTCTGGGCCGTGTACCAGCTCTGGCTGCGGGGCTGGCCGAGGACCCGGCGGCCGAGCTGGGCGAGAGTGATGGCGGTCTTGCCGGCCCGGCGGGGCACGTGCAGGACGACCACGCCGTGGACCATCTCGCCGCTGTCCGGGTCGTACTCGCCGGCCACGGCGTTGACCGCCGACTGCCACGCCTGCATGGGCCGGCCGAACAATGCTTGCCCAACGGCGTCGACGGCGGGGCCCAGGCTGGGGGCGCCGCTAGGCGGGGTGGCCAGGCGGGGCGGGACCCGTAGCCGCTGCCAGTAGCTGGTCGAAAGCATCGGTCGACGGGCCGCCCAGGCTGCGCAGGCGGGCCTCCAGCTCGCCGGCCAGGCGCAGGGCCTGGGCCTCGTGAAACTCTTTCCCCTCGCCGCCGCGCAGCTCGTCGCAGCGGTCAGAACATGTCCGCAGCAGGGCGATCAGCAGGGTGTCGGCGGGCTCGAGGCGGCCGCCGGCCCGCAGCGCCTTGATGGTGTCGTCGCAGGCCCGGCGCACCCGGCGCACCGGCCGGCCGTCGGGCTCGATCAGCCGCAGCTGGTCACCGTCGGGCACGGTATCGCTCCAGGTACATGGCGCCCCCCTGTAACCGGGCCGGATCTTCTCGGGCGTGGCCAAGCATGTGGTTGCACCAGTGGCAGATGAGGCCGCGGATGCAGTGGCCGCAGGATGGACCGCCGGGACAGCAGGCGTGGTCATGGTCAACGTGGAGTGGTACGCGGGCGTTGCCTTTAGTGGCCAGCCCCGCAACCGGGATGAGCAGGTTCACGCCGCAACCGGACACGTGACAGGTGGGATCGTCGATGAGTGCGAGCACCATGGCGGCGGGCACATGATGAGCGGCCAAGCGGTGGAAGACACCGCTTATCACCCGGAAGCAGTCGCCGCATAGCTGCCACTGATTGCGGTTGGTGTGGAGGTTGCCGTCGCGAGGGCAGACGGTCGACACTTGTGGGCTGGCCCTCAGATGCCATTCGTTGCGACAGGCGGGCGAGCAGTAGCGGGCCCCGCCGACAGCACGATCAAACGTCCGCCGGCAGTTCGGGTTTTTGCAGATGCGGGTCTGCGAGACGCAGACTTTCCCGCCGCAATAGAGGCCCCAGATCCTGAGGCGCGGCAGCCAGGCGACCGGCTGCCCGCAGATCTGGTCTAGGGGGGGCAGAGAGTCGAACGCCGTGGCCGGATCCGGCGTGAACAGATCAAGCTGGCCGGGATCGGGCGCCATTCCCCCCAATCGTAGTTACGTCCGCTGGTTTGGGGGGGTTCTGGTGAGAGAACGCTAGAGCGAAGCAGTACCGAGAGGTTTCCGGCCAAGAAACCGGATCGTGATCCGCGTTCGCCCTAGCTCGAGCCCCAGGCAAGACGACGCTTGCCGCGCCATGCCGCGCCTTCACTTCGATTGCAAGTCGAGTGAGCAGGGTGGAGGGCACCACCACCACCCCGGATGTGGTCCAAATCCCAGGCCCCCCCGGCGATAGGTTTCCCGCACAGGTGACAGACCACCTCGCCGGCCGCCACCCGCATGGCCCACCCGGCCCGGGCGTGGACGTACAGGGGGGTCCTATACCGGCGGGCGGCAGGGGCGCTCACGATCCGGCAGGGGTAGTGCTCTCCACCAAGCCGCGCTCAGGACTAGACATCGCTGGTCCAGTGCATCGCGTCGTCCGATGGCATCGGCGTCTCATCGAACACGTGCCCGCACCGATGGCATTGTGTCACCCGGTTCCGCGGGTTCCAGTGGATGCCGTCGAGCGGATGATCGCACGTCACGCTGTCGTGAGTTGTAGCGCTATAAGTCCGGGGCGGGTCGAAACTGCGCGGATAATGCGGACTATCGGGACTAGCCACGGTGGACTCCTCCGCGATGGAGCGAAGCAGTACCGAGAGGTTTCCGGCCAAGAAACCGGATCGCGATCCGCGTTCGCCCTAGCTCGAGCCCCAGGCAAGACGACGCTTGCCACGCCATGTCGCGCCTTCACTTCGATTGCAGCTCGAGTGAGCAGGGTGGAGGGCACCACCACCACCCCGGATGTGGTCCAAATCCCAGGCCCCCCCGGCGATAGGTTTCCCGCACAGGTGACAGACCACCTCGCCGGCCGCCACCCTCATCGCCCACCCGGCCCGAGCGTGGACATACAAGGGGGTCCTATACCGGCGGGCGGCAGGGGCGCTCACGATCCGGCAGGGGTAGTGCTCTCCACCCGATAGCCGCCCATGCGTCGGTCGTGGCTGCCCCGCAATCCGTTGCGGTAGTCGCGCTGGTACCTGGCGTTCGCCATCACACACAACGCATTCCGGCAGCCGCTGATATAGCACGCACGCGACCCGTGGCCCTGCCGTGACCGTGGACCTTCCTCGAGGTTGAGGCGCAACTGGTGGGCCACGAACCCACATTCTGACGTAACTGCACGCACGAATGGCGCCAGAGCCACCTGAGCGGCCGCTGGTGCCACGCACCCTGGCGGGATGATTCACCATCCACGACGGCAGGCGATCGTGGCACAGGCGCCAGGCCGATAGTCACTCGCCGGCCTCGAGCACGGCCATCATGCGCCACCAGGCCGCCGGGGTTGGCGCCGGCCGCGATCCGGGCCGGATATCCGGGGTTATCTGGAACTGGCATGCCAGACCTGCTCTACGTTGTCGGCCGCTCGCCGTACGCACTGCTGGCACGGGATGAGCTCGGGGCATAGGAGTGCGGCCAGCCCTAGGACGGCTTGTTCGAACTGCCGATAAGTGTTATCAGGACTAGCCACGGTCGGCCGTCCCATAGCTGTCGTTAGGGGATGGGGCCCAGTTCGGTCGGTTGACACCGTCGCCGTAGTCGTACGGCACGGTCGCCCCCGAACTGTCGGCGCCGTCGAGCGCCCGCAGAACTTCCTCGGGACTAGGCATCGCCACCCTTCTCTCGGGACTACTTTCCGTTGTTGGCAAGCTTCTGCTCTAGTTCTTCAGCCTGGGCGTTCAGCAGGCGTGCCTGTGCCCTGGTCAACTCCGTGCTGGCCTCTATTTGCTTGTCGGTCAGTTCCTGAGTGTTCATGGTGATATCTCCTTTCGGTTCCTGATAAGCACGATTATCCGGACTGGCCATCGTCGGCTCCTTTCCCCGCCGGCTCGGGGCGGGTGCGGCCCAGCAGGTAGTCGACGTCTTCGACCAGCTCGGCCAGCCGGTCGGCGATGGCGGCCGCGGCGGGGATCTCGCCGGCGGCATCCCACGATGCCCACAGCAGGATGCGCAGGCTGCCCAGGTCGTGGCCGGAGTCGGTCATCGGCCGGCCAGCCAGTCGAGCAGCCGTCGCCACCAGCCATCGCGGCGGCCCACCACCCAGCGGCGGCGGTCCGGATCCCATTCCAGGGTCATCTTCCATCGCTCCAGTCCTGAATCCAGCCCGACCCGGCCGAGAAGTGGGCGCCGTTTCTGCCGTTATCCACAGAAGCGCTGGCGCGTTGGTCTTTGCATATGTCTTGGAGTCTTTGTGGCGGCAGATTTTGCCGGGGTTCACGCTCAGCGACCCCGGCAGATTTTGCCGCCCCCCCCGGCAGATTTTGCCGGGGTAGCCAGTACCGATTTCGGCGCCCGGGCCGCTGTTCTGTGGATAACAGGCCCCGCTCTTCGAGGGTCCGTAGGGCGTCGCGAACGGTGCGGATGGCCTGATCGCAGTCGGCGGCCAGCTCGCCCACGGCCAGGCTCACGACCCAGTCATCGGCCGGGCAGCGCCAGGCCAGGCGGAGCAACACCTTGCCCTCCGCCTGGGTGAGACCCCGGATCGTCCAAGCCCAGTTGGTGGCGGCCACGCTCACCGCCGACGCCGGGGTCGGGAGACCTGGTGGCTCTGCTCGGCCTGGAGCTCGAGGAGGACGTGGAGCCGGTCCCGCTCGGTCTTGCAGGCGTCGTGGAGAGCCTCGTCGGGCATGTCGTCGATGGCCTCGTCGTTGTACAGGTTGGCGTGGAGGCCGGCCAGGATGCCTTCGACCAGGCGGAGTCGTTCGCGGTCGTTCACCCGGCCGGGCGGGGGTCGTAGCGGTAGCCGTGGTCGCCGGCCGAGGCGGTCGACTCGGGGGCGTCGTCGTAGACGTGGTCGGGCACCCGGTCGGCCCGTCGGGCCGCCGGTACCGTCGGGATGGCGGCGTCGGGGTCGGCGAACAGCCCGGAGGCCATCAGGGCGGCTTTGGTGGCGGCCACCATGGCCCGTTTCTGGGCCATCTGGAGGACGTTGTTCCAGTCGGCGCGCCAGCCCTGGTCGTTGGCGAAGCGGGACTCGTCGTAGCCGGCGTAGCCTTCGCGGCGGGCGATGAGCACGCCGTCGCGGTCGGTGACGGTGCACACGTAGCGGACGCCGCGATGGGTGCGGGCGTCGTCGTCGTCGACCAGGGCCGTGGCCGAGGACAGCCGGGCCGCCACCAGCAGTTTCTCGGCGCCCGGTTTGAGCAGGTCCGGCTGTTTCCAGCCGGGCATGGTGGCGTAGTCGACGCCGGCGGTCAGGGCGTCGCGCATCAGAGCCTGGACCCAGGCGGCCCGCTCGAGGACCTGGGCGGCGCCGAGACGGGCCGGCGGGCGCGTTATCTGCGATTCCGGATAACTGTTCCTATCGGTGGGCGTCTGCTCCCGGTCCTCGCCCGGCGAAATCGCGCTCACAGCGACGGCTCGATGGGCTGGAGGATGGCCTCGATGTCGGACCGGGCGAAACGAATCAGACCGGACGGCAGGCGGTAGTGGCGGATCCGACCTTCGAGGCACCATCGGCGTAGCGTGTCATCGCTCACCTGCATCATTTCGGCGGCGACCTGGGTGGAAATGTAGTCCTCTGGCATATCCCGCGGGATCCTAGCCGACGGGGTGGCGGCTCACCCGGGCGGTTTGCCGTTGGCGGGCAGGCTGACGACCACGATGGCGAGGCCGCCGAGGATGCCGATGGCGGCCAGCAGGTCGGTCGAAATGTCGCGGTTGGTGATGAGCACTATCAGGGCCAGGGTGAGGGCGGCCACGCCGAGCAGGATGAGGGCGAAGGCCCGCCGGGCCGGGGTCATCAGGTGACCGGCGCGGCCCAGGTGGCGGCCCAGGTGTCGGGCCCTACGATGCCGTCGACGGCCAGACCTTTCTCGGCCTGGAACTGCTCGCATACCGACGCCGAGGCCGGCCCGTAGGCGCCGTCGGCGACGATGTCCCAGCCCCGTACCGCCATCTGGGCCTGCCAGACCAGGGCGGCGTCGGAGACGGTCAGGTCGACCAGCGGGCTCCCCGGGTAGGGCGGCGCCCCGCTCGGCGCCGGCGGGGTCGGTGTCGGGGTCGGCGTTGTGCCACCCGGCGCGCCGGCCGCGGCGAGCACGGCGGCCATCGGGAAGGCGGGCCCGCAGTCGGTGTGGCCTCCGCCCATGGCGCCCAGGTCGACATGCTGGCAGACGCCGGCGAGGCCGGCCTGGGCGTCGGCGGGGGTCAGCGCCCGCAGCGGTATGGCGAAATGGGCGGCCTCCTCGGCGATCCAGGCCGCGCAGTTGGCCAGCATGGCCGGATGGCGGTCCCATTCGGCCGCGTCCCAGGCGGCGAAGGCGCACAGCTCGGCCGACACGCACCACGGGTTGGCGTTGCCCTGCGTCCAGGCTTTGCCGTCGCGGCGGACATACTCGCCGACCGTGGCCGGGGTGTCGTCGATACCGACATGCGAGCTGACACCCGACGCCGGGTTGGCGAAAAAGCTGCCGAGACTCTGGTAGGTCAGGGCCCCTTCGGCCGTGTGGACCACGATGGTGGTAACCCGGGCGCCGCCACGGCTGGAATAGTTCGGCGACGGGATCGCCACCCGTTTAAGCGTCATCGGGCGTGGCCGGCGGGTGGGCCGGCTCTTCGTCGGGGTCGGGCTGCGGCTCAGGCCATTCCGGGGTGCTCATCGGATGCCGATGATGCGCAGCAGGGCGTAGGCGGCGATCACGCCAACCTCCACCAGCAGGACGATGGTCTGGGCGGTGGTCATATCGGGGTGCCGTCGGTGGCGAAGTACAGGCCGGCGACGGTCGGCCAGTTGGCCTGCGTCAGGGCCAGCAGGTCCTCGTCGAGGACCAGGGCCTGGTCGATGCGCCCGTTGCCGAGGTCGGCCTTGTCGGCGATGCCGGGCCCGCCGGCGGCCAGGCGGCAGAAGGCGTTGTAAATCTCGCCGTTGCCGACCAGGCAGGCCTCGGCGGTCGCCACCCAGTCGGGCCGCTGGTCGTCCTTGAAGGCCTCGGCCTGCTGCACGGTGGCGGCCCGGGAGCGGCCGGCGAACGTCACATCCTGGGTGAGCTGGTCCTGCGATTCATACGACATACATATTTCCTTCCTATCCGTCGTCGACGGCGATGTTGCAGTAGTTGGCGCCGACGTTCATGGACCCGGCGGAGGTCTGGCCGCCGAGGGTGAAGGTGACCGGGCCGGTAGTCGAGGGCAGCAGGGTGAACACGGTGGCGCCGTTCCAGAATCCGCCGGCGGGCAGGGCGCTGAAGGTGGTGAAACGGCCGGGCCCGTTCGCCAGGTTGAAATAGCCGGTCCCGGCCGCGGTCTGCTGGGCGCCCATGGCATTACAGGTCAGCTTGTATTTGCGGCCGGCGACCAGGCTGGCGGTCAGGGTCATGATGGTGGCCAGCGAGGCGCCGAGCACCACCTGTGTGGCCGGGCCGGCCAGGTAGGCGATATTGCCGAGCGGCAGGCCGACCCAGGCGCCCGAGCGGCGCAGCCACGGGGTTTGGGAGTCGAGCAGATAGCAGACGGCACCGTCGTGGGGGGTCGGCCAGGCGGCGTCGCGCGCCGCGGCGGTGTCGAAACATTCCACCGTCTGATCGAAGGTGGTGTTCCCCCAGGTGGAGGCGACGGTGTCGCCGGGGTTGACGGTCAGGCGGCCGGTGGCAGCAAACGGGGTGACGGTGTCGGTCATCGGGCCTCTCTCACGGTAGGGGGGTGGCGGCGGTGTACTTATCGAGCGTGTGAGTGGTCTGCCAGACCGTGGCGGTCAGCCGGTGATCGGATCTGGCCACCCGGTAGCGTTTGGTGGCCCCGGCGTTATCGACGATCGACACCACGTCGACGGGGGCGAAATGGTGGGCGTAAGGATCCCAATCGACATTGGTAGGGCTGCCGTCGGGGTGGCGGCGGCCGCCGGACTGCACGTCGACGGTGGACAGGATCTGCTCGGTGGCGTCGCCCCGGTCGGCGATCAGCTGGCCGGCGGTCTGGCTGCACCCGTACCATTCGCCCTGGCCGCTGGTGCCGACGTTGCCCCACATGCGCATCTGGGTCGGGCCCTGGTAGCCCCAGGCGTTGGCCGTCCCCGACCCCTGGGTCAGCTGGGTTTGGGTGCCGGTGGCGCCGTCGACGGCGGCGAAACCGGCCCAGCCGACGATGTAGGCGCCGTCGGCGGTGGAAGGCGGGCCGGCGATGATCTGAGAGCGGTCCAGGACCCGGGCGTTGGCGGTCTCCCAGCGGGCGTAGCTCAAGGTGAGGCTGCCGGCGCCGGCGGCGGCGCCGGCCGGGGCCAGCCAGGCCACCCCGGGGGCCGCCGCGTCGCGGACCACGTCGAGCAGCCCCGGCCAGGTCATGGTGGTGGTGTTCTGGGCGGTGGCGGCCACGTTCTGGGCCTGGCCGGCGACGGCGGCGGCCACCGGCGGGTAGGACAGATAGGCGGAGCTGTTCATCAGGTTGGCGACGGCGGCCAGGCGGGCGGCGACACTCTGCACCGGAAATGAGGTTTCGGCGCCGCGCTGGTTGGTGGCCCGCAGCGGCCACAGGCTGCCGGTGAACACGGTGTCGGCATCGGCGGGGTCGCCGGGGGCGTACAGGCCGCGGGCCAGGCTGTCATAAAACCAGCACCAGCAGGCGCCGGTCGGCTTGTAGAGGGCGAAGACGCAGCCGAGCTTGTCGAGGCGGTCGAGGGCATGGCCGGGATCCCAGAACCGGATGGTGCACGTGCCCGGCTGCAGGTCGCCGCGGAAGGTGCCGTCGCCGAGAGTGTGGGAGTCGGTAGACCAGCGGGCCTCCACCAGCAGGCCGTTCAGCTCGATGATCCCGCCATGGCCGACCTGGTACCACCAGCGCCAGTCTTTGCCCCAATCCTGGGTGGGCGGCGGGCCGGCCTGCCATTCGGCGTCGTCCCATACGCCGGCGTCCCACGTCGAGGGCACCGCTCAGCCGCCGAAGATGGGGCGCAGCTCGGGGCGGACGTGGCGGCGCTGGTAGTCCCGCAGGGCCTGGTAGACGGTTTCGGGCAGGTCGGCGCCGGGGGTGGCGGTGATCTGAAAGATCATGGTGGTGGTGGCCGGGCCGGCCGGGGCGGCCAGCGAAAACGGGTTCAGTTTGCCCAGGATGCTGCCGGCCGATTTCGGCAGTTTCCCCAGCCAGCCCAACGCTTTTGACACCGCCGAGCCGATCCCCTCGAGGGCGGAGACGATGTCCGCGATGATCTGTTTGACGGTGCCCAGGTTGGTGAGCAGGATGCCGATCGGGCCGAGCAGGATATCCACGATCAGTTTCCAATGGCCGGCCACCCAGGCCGCAAAGGTTTTGATGGCCCCCCACACGTCGTTGATGATGCCCTGGAAGTCCCGCCAGTGTTTGATGACCAGGATGACGACCACGGTCAGGGCGGCGATGGCCAGGATGACCAGGCCGATGGGGTTGTCGGCCATGAGCACGTTCATTATGGCTTGGATGACCCGCCAGGCCTTCATGGCCAGCACGACGGCGTAGATGGCGCCGGCGGCGATGGCCAGGATCGGGGCCAGTTTGGACAGCAGCGCCGAGTTTTTGGACAGCCAGTCGAATAGCGGTTGCAGGGCGTTGATGACTTTCTGCAGGGCTGGCAGCAGGGCCTCGCCGATTTTCTCTTTGGTCTGGTCGAGCGATTCGTGGTAGCGGGCCATGGAGCCGGTGGCGGTCTGGCCGAAGGCGTCGGCCTGGCCTTTGACCGCCACGGACAGCTTGTCGATGATGGCGGTGGCCGACAGCTGTTTACCGGAGGCGTCTTTGGTGGCGATACCCATTTCTTTCAGGGCCCGGGTGTTGCCGGCCTGGGCCGAAGTGATGGCGGTGGCGGCGTCGGACACCGATATGCCCTTGAAGGCGGCCAGGTCCTCGGCGGTGGCCAGGTCCTGGTGGGCTTTGGTGCTCGAATGGGTGGCGGCCACCAGTTTGGTGTAGGCGGCGATGTTGTCCTCGGTGGACTGGCCGGTCTTGCGGCTCGAGGCCTCTATCTCGTCGAGGGCGCCGCCCATGTCTTTGGTCGACACGCCGGCGTTTTTGTAGGCCTGCTCCAGTTTCGCCACCGATACTTGATGTTCGGCGGCGGCTTTGGTGGCCTCGCCCAGCCCGCCCAGCACGGCGGTGGCGGCGCCGAGGGCGGCGATCTTCATGCCCGAAAAGCTGCTGGATGACTTTTCTTTGACCTTGTCGAAGGCCTCCATGGCCTTGTCGGCGGTGGCGACAATGTCGATATTGAGTTCGGCGGCTTTCGCCATCGGTCAGCCGCCGGTTTCTTCGAGCACCGCCACCAGGGTGGCCAGGTCGCGGGGGTCCTCGTCCCAGAGCACCGACGGGGCGATACCCAAACGGACGGCCAGGCCGGCGATCATTCGGCCGTAGCCGTCCCGGTAGGGTCCGCCCCGGTCTGCTCCTCGAGCGGCACCACAAAGGTCACTTGCTTGTCGAAGTCGGCCCAGCCCAGCCCGTCGATGGCGCCGGTGCGGTTCAGGTAGGCCCAGGCGGTGGCCCGGTTGAAACCGATCGGATCGGCCTCGGGGTCCAAAGGTTTGATGGCGATCAGGCCGCGGCGCATGTCGCGCTGGTCGGCGTGGGACTCGACCCGGCGGCCGTCCTCGAAGGCCACCAGCATGTCCAGATAGGGCAGGCGGTAGTCGCCGATGTTGACCGGGTCGACGGTCACAGATGGGCCGTGGCCTTGTCGATGTCGGACTGCACCGCCTTGCCCATCTGGTCCAGCGGCGCCCGGTTTCGCAGCCAGGTGGCCACCAGCCAGGGCTGGCGGCGGATGCCGTGGGCGGGCCAGCCCCAATGGATGACGGCGGCGTAGGGGGTGTCGGCGGTGATGCGCAGTCTCTTCGGGCCCGGGGTCAGCCGCTGCGATCCGGCCAGCCGGCCGGTGCGTTTGGGGGCGGCGGCCCGCGCCTCGGACAGCAGCGCCCGCCCGGCCGCCTCCAGCGGGCCTTTGGGGGCGGCCAGGTCGCGGTGAATCTGGGCCATGGCGGCGGCGAAGGCGGGCCCGTTTTTGACGTCGACGCCGAGCTGGTCGGCCATTACGGCGGCGGGGTGACGGTGGCCTTGCCCTGCACCGGCCAGGTGAATTTCGATTGCACGATCTGGCCGGCGTTCAACTCTTCGGAGTCCCAGCCGTCGACGATGCAGGTGCCGGTGATGGTCGGCCCGACCGCGCCGATGGGCAGAAACTCGAACGCCATTTCGGTGCCCTGGTTGGAGAGCACGAAATAGTAGATGCCGGACGGGTCGGTCATGTCCAGGAGCACGGTGCCGGTGAGCGACCACGAATAGGTGGCCGAGGCCTGGACCACGTCGCCGGTCAAAACGGTTACGGCGGCGTCGCGGGTGACCGACTGCGGCACGCCGACCGCGGACACCTGGGCCTCCATGGCCACGCCGGTGGCGGTGTCGCCCAGCTTGAGGGTCCCTAACAGTTTGGAGACGGTGGTGACCATTTAGCGGGCTCTTTCTTTGATGGCGGCGGACACGCCGGCGAGCGAAACGTCCAGGCGGTAGCAGGGCCAGGTGTCGTTGCGGACTGTCACGCTGGTCTCGGTGGCGGTCAGCTCGCCCCAGGCGATCGGCGACAGGGCGTCGTAGAGGGCGTCGAGGGCGTCGGCGTCGCCGGCCAGATTGTCGACACCGCGGATCGGGATGTAATGCAAATAGAACATGGTCAGGGTGTTGCCGGTGAGCACCCCGCCGGCGTCGGAGACGGTCCCGATACGCACGTAGGCGACCGGCGGGGTGATATCGCCGTCGCGGACCGCGACGCGTATGCCGGCCGCCTCGAGGGCGGCGGTCAGCTCGGTGAGGGCGGCGGCCACGGTCACGCGATCGGCACCTTGCCGCGGGCCAGTATCCCCAAAGCCACCCGCCGGTAGTACGGCGAGGCGATCGGGTTGAGACTGTCGAGGCCTTCGGGCCGGTTGCGGTTCTCGTACCACCATTGGCCGAGCATCAGCACCGCCTCGAACTGGCCGGCCTCGGCGGCGCCGGCCACCGGGTCGAGCCCGACCACGGCCACGGCGTCGGCGGCGGCGGCGGCGTTAGCGGCCGACACCCGGGCCACGTCGTCGCCGGCGGCCAATCCCAGCCGGTCGGCCAGGTCGGCGTCGGCAGGCCAGCCCGTCGCCACTACTTGCGGGCCTTCGGGGCCTCGTCGCCGTTGCCGTTGGTCCGGGTGACCAGGCCGCCGCCGGCGTCGGCGGCGATGGGGGTGGTGTTGGTGATGACGTGGATGCCGCCCGGATATTGGGCCCAGAAACCGACCCCCGAATATTTCGTCAGCTGCAGCACCTTCACGTTCTCGGTGGTGGAGCCGGCGGTGGTGGTCGACTCGAAACGGAAATTCATGACCGGGGTGGCGAAGGCGGCGGCGGAGTTGCGCGACTGGTCGAGTACCAGCGTTTTGGCGGCCGGCATGTACGGGCCCGGCCACAACGGCACCCCCTGCACCTCGGCCGAGGCGTAGGCGGCCTCCGAGGAGCCGGGGGCGTTGATCCGCGGCCCGAAGGGCAGCAGGCCCCGGCCGGTGGTGTCGTTGGCGCCGGCGGCCGCCTCGTACTCTTTGGTGGCCGGCAGGGTGTCGGTCGACGTGTACAGGGTGCCGGCCGCCATGGCCGCGTACAGGGCCCGCAGCGAGGCGATATAGCCCAGCCCGTCGGCGTAGGTCGAGGACCAGGCGGTGGAGTTGGCCGGCAGCAGGAAGAAGGCCACGGCCCGGGTTTCGACGTCGGCCAGCCAGGCCCGGTCCATGGCGTCGAGCGCGATGCGGTCGATGGCCGGGTTCGAGCCCATCAGCAGTTTGCGGGAAAACTGGTAGGACCCTTCCACCTCGTTGATGGTGATGGTGTCGTTGCCGGTGGTGATGGTGCCCGGCGGCATCGGGGTGATCTCGTCGGTCGGGGCGCCGGACAGGCCGGTCTCGGTGGCGGTGCGGGGCACCTCCAACGTGTTGAAGTCGGGGGTGCCGTATTTGGACACGACCGACCACAGCGGCGCTTTGGGGCCGAGGAGCGGCACGAAACGTTCCGGCAGCCAGCGGGGTGGCACCAGGGCGGTCTCGGTGGTGGTCTCGCCGATGGCGGCGGCCAGACGGGCGGGCGGGGCGGCCAGGCGGGCCAGGCCGGCCACCTGGTAGGCGGGCTCGGCGGCCATCAGCTGGGCGGTCCGCCACCGGCCGGCCTCGAGGCTCGACGGGTTCTCCATGGCGGCCAGGGCGTCGCGCAGGAAGCTGGGCCCGCCCAGCTCGTGGGGCTGGGCGTAGGGGTAGGGGTCACGGACGACCGCCGGCGCCACCCGGGCCGGCATGGCCCCGGCCGCGGTGACCCGGACGGCCGGCTCCGGTTCGGGCTCGGTCGGCGCAGGGTCGGGCGCGGGCGGGGTTTCGGTGACGGTCATGGTCGGCCTTTCGGGACGTTGGGCGGTGACAGCAGAAACGCGGGCGGCGTCAAAGGCCGGCTCGGACAGCA